AGAAATACTAGGAGAGTTTATAGGCGCTGGTTTTAATACACTAATATCTGCCTCAGTAAAAGAGGTTGAGTATTGTTTATTTACATCAATAACCCTTGGTGGATTTAAGTCATCCGTAAAAAACAAGAAGTTATCTATTAAATCTACCCCTGTTATTAAAAACTTAGGGTCAAAGTTTAAAACAGATGTAGATATTAAGTGATAATTGAGGGCTTGAATGTTAGTGTTATACGACACAACCATGTCTACACCCCTAGTAGGGTCATGTACAAACCAATATAAAGTCTCTTGCGTTCCGTCCTCATAAGCGCCAATACAGACAGCGTTTGTACTTAAGCTACTTCCGTTATACTCTAGTGTGGTTATCTTAGTATTTCCCTTTGTGTTTTCTACAGCTCCAATTGTAGTTCCTTCAGTTGAGCCTAACCTTATATTTAATGCGTCACGATACTCTCCCATTGGGAGTATTCTTTCATCGACGCTTTTATTCATGCGCCCCTCTATAAAGTTTGTCTTTATGTCCATATTACTTAATCCACTTATCTTGACCACGTAAATTCATTAGCAATCGACCAGGGTGAATGTTACTGATTCTTATTTTAGCGTTTCGCAGTAATGCTGATTTTTCTTTTCTAGCTCTGTTTACAATATACTCTTGTACATTTAATTTAGACGTTAAGATGGCGTATTTAACGTAAGCGTATACATACTCCTCAAAAAGTTTATTTACGCTAATAGAGGCAATGTCTCCACCTTCCATGCCATCAGATACATACTCAAGTATGGCAATTTTATCTAGCATACCAGAACTAAAGTTTATAACTCCAGCTTTTTTGTCTATCCTAAAAGTAGGGTTGGCGTTTGCAGTCTCGGTGTTTAGTCCAAACCTAGCTCCAATATTGTATTCAAAATACCAAGAGCCATCACAACACCATCCTTCCTTGCCATTAAAGTTAGGATTGTTTTCGTTTAGATATATGCTTTTCTTGGTTCCCTTTATTCTGTCTAAATCTAGATTAGAGTATTCAGGCTTTAAAATGTTACCATTCTCATCAAACAATATTCTACTCTCGTTGTCTTGAAGGTATGCGCTTGTAGAGTTTATCTGAATGTTTTCAGTAAGAGGAAAGATAACCCCATCTCTATATAGAGATACCCTTACCCAGTTCACATAGTCAGATGGCAAGACAAATCTTAATTCATTGTCTACGCTTAATTCTAGAGCCTTAATCTCTTTGAACGCATCATAGTTTAGTTCTTGAATAGCTCTCTTGGCATGAAACAAAACTTGATATCTCTCTGCATTGTTTACCAACTCATTATTGCCCGCGTATATCGCCATAAAATTATTTACAATATCAGACAGGCTAGTGTACTGATAAGATCCCCAATTTGTGTTTTCTGCGGGATTGGCTCCGTTTGTGTAATATTGAAACTGAGTTAAGTATGCCATATCTTATTTTTCTGATTGAGATTCTTGTGTTAATTCACTATCTGCAAAGCGTACAACATCACCTTCTCTTATTGAAACCCCCGCATACTCTAAAATTTTCATTACTAAATCAGGCTCATCTGTAACTGGCAACTCAAAGTCTTGATAGTCTGCCGCGGACTGATTAAATACAGGCTCACCTGAGCTTAGTGTAGACCATGTCCACTTGGGGTCTAAAGGGTTTCTAATATAGTAAGAGTCTACATTGGTGGCTCCATTAATAGTTGTAGGGTACACCTCTATAATATTACCTCTCTGAACATATACCGGAAAAGCAGTAGTGGGAGCTAATAGGTTTGTTGCTATTAAGCTTCTTATCTTATTCTCTTCTACCTTCTCTATCTCTACGCCTGGTTGTCCCACTCCGACTGTGTTGTACTGAACAACATTTAAAAGATAGTAGTCTGAAGGTAAAGTGTATTTGCTTGTATTAGGGGTGGCTTGAGCTAAGGTTGCTGTCTTAGAAAAAGTAGAGATAACCTCTTCATATCCTTTGCTTATGTCAGCAAGCCCCGTTCCTGACTGACGAGCGTTTTCTTTTACCACCTGATAGTTTAGATTATAAAAATAATCCTCAAAAAGATCCAACTGTGCTTGCTTAGCAAACAAGTTAAAATCTGAGGGGGATATATATCCGTAGTTATTTTTATTTAATACCGATAGTACAGTATTCCTTACTGAGTTTATCATTTTTAAAAGGTTTTAACAAAGATAGACAAAAAAAAGAGGCCTCTTTTGAGGCCTCTAATTCGTAATAATGAGTGGAATACCTTAAGGTAATACAGTCACAGCGATTGAAGTTATAGTCTGACCACTAGGTAGAGCTACTGGTACTACAACATTTGTCCAGCTTGTCTCTGCAGCAACGACTAAAGCGTCATTGATTGCGTCAACCATAGCTGAAGTTGAGCCAACTGTTACCATTTTTAGGTGGTGATTAAGGCTGCTCGCTACATAAATGCGAACCTCAGTTGCAGATATTCTCTCAACAAAGCATCCGTCTCCACAAGGAACATTCTGTGTTCCCTCTCCTGTTACTAAAGAAATATATTTTGCCATCAGTTAAAAATGTTAGATGTTAATAAAGTACAAAGATACTCAAAAAAAAAGACCCCATCTCTGAGGTCTCTCCTTGTGTTTAGGTATTTTATTTCTGCTTTTCTAAAAGCTTAAGTGTTTCAACACCTTCGTCACTCTGCAAATATGAAGCCACAATATAGTTAGCAGACTCCCCAAAAGGAACCGTCAACATTTTTGTTTTGTTATTGGGTAAGTTAAAGTATACGTCTTTGTTTTTATTACGCATCCCTAGCAGTCCATCTTCAAAGAACTTAGCAACCTTGCTCTCTAGCTCAAGCATAGGGTCGTTAAGTAAATCTAAAAACTCAAAAGGGTTCTGCTTGGCAAAGACCAACACATCTCTTTTTAACTCTGCGGTAGTCATCTTGTCAACAGAAGCGCCTAAGAGAACACGAGATATGTTCTCAAGCATGTCTAGTGTTAAGCTACGAGCTGCAATCAAAGCATCTACCTCCGCGTCAAGGCTCTGAACCTCTTCTTTAGCCTCAGCCTCTTTGTTAACCTCTACAAATATATCACCAAACCCAGGGTGGTAAGATAAAAACTCTTGGAGAACAGGGTTGTCTTTAGGAACATGCAAAAAGCCATCATCAAAGATTATAGGCTCAACAATAGCAGTTCCATCTTGCTCGTCTTCAAAAGGTGATTTTTGGTTTCTAGCATATCGAAGAGGTCGATTGCTAGTCCCGTCAAAATACAATAGAGGCTTACGACGAGTGTGTCGTGATGATAGCATAAATGATAATGGTGGGGTTTTTCTTTTTAGGACATAGTTCATGTCCACGGAATTCTTATTTTTTTTCATTAGATATAATTTAATATGATTTAAAAAAAGGGAGGGTGTTTAAACACCCCCCCCGTTGAGTTTATTTATCCTTCAAACAAGAAGAAGTTGTTAGCACCTAAAGTACAAACAGCACGCTCAGAAAGGTAGTTAACCTCCATTGCGTCAAGATCGCTTGTAGCAGCGCCTCCTGCAGAACCTGTGATCCAAGTCTTATATCGACGATCTTCAGTCTCTGAAGCACGATATCTAACGTGAAGGAAAGGACGCTTAGCGTTCTTACCAAGAATTTGGTCATAAACAGTAGTAGATCCAGCAGGAACTAAAAGCCCTGAAATCTTACCAGCATTTAAACCACCACGCATAGTTGGGTCGTTCAAGTATTTCCAGTCAGTCTTATAGAAGTCATAACCACGAGAAAATCCTTTGAAACCTAAGTTTAAAGCCATCTCTTCGTCATTATCAAACAATCCGTAAGAAGTACCACCTGCTCCATAAGCGTTTTGTGAAGCCAACATATCGTCAACGTCAAAACCGAACTGACGGTTTAAGAAAATAACATTCTCTTGGATAGCTCCTTGCTTGTCTAATCTTTCGATAATAGCATCAAAGTCAGCCAATGTAGTTGGATTTCCTCCAGACCAAACATTACCTCTAGCTCCCACAACGTGGAAGATACCTTCAGATCCTTTGTTTCCAACATCAGCTGCAGCAGAGCCAGAAGCACCTGCAAATCCAATAGCTCCTGATCCAGCAGCAGCAGGAACAGCCTCAACCATAGCAGTCTCTAGGTAGTCCTCAAAACGTAGACGAGTCTCGTGCTCTGATTTCATGTACCATAGGTATCCAGAAGCACCATTCTCAGTAGTTACCTCTACCCATCCAATCTGAGCCATGTCAGAACCAGAAACAGCATATCTGTCTTTGATAATGATAGGAGAGTTCTCAAAAATTGAATCATCAGCCTCTAAAGAATCAGTCATTCCATTTGTTCCTTTCTTAAATTCAGAACCATAGATAAAGACAGTGAACTTGTCAGTTGTAGCTGCAGTCATACCGTTTGCTTCATAGAAAGCAACAGTGAATTCCTTAGCGGCATAGTCTACTCCAGTTACAATAGCCTTATTAGTTGTTGAAAGAGCATTAGCGGAAAACATAACAGTCTGCCCAATTCTGATAGCGATACCTCCAGTGTTTGGATTAAGCGTATCGTTAACATCAAATGTTGCAGTGTCTGCATTAGTTAAGCCCGATTTTGGCGTAACATCAACATACTTAGTGTGAAGTCTTCCTTGCTCAGCCCATTTGATAAGGTCAGAGTTAGAAGGCATTTCAGCGCCAACCATTCTCAAGAAAGAAGCTACGGTACGGTTACCGTATCTCTCAAATTCCTTTTCATAAGTATCAGGAAGATACTGATTCAAGAAATTGAAGTTAGTAATATAATTTGTGGCAAGCGCTACGCGCTCGGCACTGGGTTGTAAGTCAAACCCGGGAACTGCATCTACAGCCATAATAATTTATTTTTAATCATTTATTTTTATTTGAACGGATCCTCAAGCCACGACCAGAGTCATTGCTTACGGACTTCACGTTGAACCCGCCTTTACTAAGAGTCTGTGGCGCTTGTCTAATGTCCATGTTAATGTTCTTAGACTTTCTAGCTACATTGTCTACAGCGTCCGCCATGCCTTGTTCATAAAAGAACTTAGCTGCGCGTTCTGGGTTCATCGCCATCGCTAGGGCTTTATGGTATCCTTTGGCGTCATCAATAACACCATCTTTATTAACGTACTTTGAAATAAAGTTGTTAAGATCAGATTGAGTCTTTTTGATTTCCGCAGCTTCAGCCGGAGAGTAGACTATATCCCTATCATTAACATTGAACTCAAAACCTTTGAATTCGTTATTGAAGTATTCGTCAGTCTTCTTTTGAAACCATTCGTACTTTTTAAGTTCATCCTCTTGGGCACTTAAAACCTTCGCTTGATATTCCTTGTAAGCATTGATTTCTTCTTGGTCTTTTGTAGAAGAGACCCCTGGGCTTGACTCAAGAGGGGCTTTGTACTTCTCTTTTTGATCCTCAAAAAAGTTCTTTGCTTTAGCAAGTTCTTTTTTCTTAGCTACCTTCTTACGCCTAATGTCTGACTCTTCATCAATCTCTTTATCATAACCGAACTCTTCTTCGATCATAAAAGAAATGTCATCACCGTCAAGGCCATCTTCTTTGTTGGCGTAATATCTCGCTAAGAGAGTATTGTCGTCTAGGTCATCAAAGTCTTCATTTAGTTTCATGAAGTCATTAATGCCTCGACCTGTTTCTTTTTTATACTTTAAATAAGCCGACACATCTTCTGGTAAATCTTCAGCTTGCTCTCTTTCAGAAAACAATTGATCTACAGAGTCAATCTGCTTATCATAGCGGTTTTTAATATATGAAAGAACGTCTTCCTCTTTAAGTGAGGAACTCTCTTTTTCAGCTTCTACAACCGGAGCCTCCTGTGGTGTTTCCTCTGGAGCTTCCTTTATGGTTGCTTCTTCTGTATTCTTTTCTGAGGTAGTTTCTCCTTGAGAAATTTCCTCTTCGTGTTTGGCTAACAATTCGTTTTCAACTTCTTGAACAGACTTTGTTTGAGCCTCACCGACTTCTCTTACTTTTATTTCCATGGATTTAATTTAATTGATACAAAGTTAATAATTATTTATTTCTCTTTTTTCCGCTCGCTTTTTTTTTCTATACGCCCTCATTGCATCTCGTTTGTCCTTTCCTTTTTTCCATGAGCCAGCAGCAAACCTCTCAGCTCTCCTTTCCTTTTTAAACACATAAACCTCTCCAGCCTCTAAGGCTTGCTCGTAGGATTGTGGTCTAGCCTTCTCTTTTCCTTTAAAGGTTATAGTGGGACTTGCCGTGTACACAGTCTTTCCTTTTTTGTTTTGACCCTCCCCATACTCCATCAATACAGTTTTTTCTCTGTTGGATTTATTTCTGTCTAAATTTCTAAGGTGTCTTTTGCGTCTCTTTTTTATTGGTTCAGGCATGTTATCTAGGGTTAAACTCCGCTAGGTCAAAGCCATCTAAGGAGTCTTCATTAGACTCAAACTTTATAGGAGGAAGGTTGTTTTTTCTTTGATTTATAAGCTTTGATTGCTCAGAGTTTTGTTGACTTATACGTTCAGATTTTGCATCCTCCTTTGATTTTTCTCTTTCATTAAGTGAAAGTTGAGATAGTCCTTGAATTTGCATTTGATACTGAAACTCAGTTGACATTAACTCTTTCTTAAGCATGGCCTCATTCTTTAACTTTTCTATCTCAAATGCCACATCTGCTTGTCTATATTGCATCTTAGACTGGGTTTCAGCTTGAATTTTTTGCATAGCAATTTGAGCTGCCATTTGTTGTGATTGCGAATTTATTTGAGCCTGAGTCTGTTGCTTAATCATCTCTTGCTGTTGTTTTTGAGCTTCTTTTTGAGTTCTTTTAACTTTTAATAATTGATTTGCAACTTTAATGTTTTTGATTTCTCTAATGTCAATAGCATCCTCTAAGCCAATAGCATCTCTAGATAGAGCCATTTGAATGTTTGCTTCAAGCTGAGCTTTCTGTTCTTCATCTGGAGACATTTCTATAAAAATTCCAAAGTCATATATATATAAGTCTTTTATTTGATTTAAAAGACGAACATTGTACTTGCCTATTTGCATAGCAAACTCTTCTTTAAAATCAGCATATTGCATAATATCTGCAACCCTACATGATAATGATTCAGCCAAAGTTCTAGTTATATATAAACTGCTATCTAATATATGTCTAGTTGCCGTGTTAGAGTTTAATGCGGCTAGTTTTTGAACACCAACCAAAGCATTAGGGTCTGGTGTTGATCCATCTCTAGCTTCATTTAGTCCCGTAACAGATCGGATCATACCCATATAATGATTATAGTTGCCAATCAAGGCAGACATTTTAGACTGACCAGAGTTAGATGTTAATTGCTGAATAGGAACTCTAGCGTTATTAAATTCACCGTCTTGTGTATAACTTCGACCTACAACACTACCCGTTTGAAAGTATAAACGAAGTGCGTCTTCAGGATTGTATGCAGCGCCAGTTCCTAAGTCTACTTCATTAAGACCATCTGCATCAATAAAGACACCATCTGGCACTATCTTAGAGATTACTTGTTGCATCTTTAAGTGAGTGACTTGAATCAAATCCGCAAAAGGAATCATCCTTCTAACCAAGGACTCTATATTGCCTTTATACATTCTAGGAGCGCTAGCCACATAGTTTGGCATTGCGTACTGAGAAGCAGACTGAGGTCGAACCATGTTCTCCATCATTTGCCATTTAAGCATAATGTTGGTTCCCATAACCATAACACCTTCATACCAAACATCAATGGTCTTTTCAACCTTAGTAAAGTTTCCCTCTTCCATCATCTCTTCTGGAGGGTTAAAGGTGTCATCCTTTTCTATCACTCTTGAATTTCCGTTGTCTATGTCTTTCTTTTTATATACAAACTTATTTGTAGTCTTATAATTAAAGTACATAAGGGTAGCAGAATCTCTGCTAAAAATGTCATTTTGATACTGCTCTGCTACATTAAAGTAATCATACCAGCTCTGACTATATTTTGATATTGTCTCTAAATCTTCGTTAGTAAGACTAGGATCAATTTTAATAAGCTCAGTAATTGGTAAAGTTTTAATTTCACCCCAATAAAAACAATCTTTAAACTCTGGATCCTCAGTATAACTATAAACTACATTAGCGGGATCAACATAGCTTACTTTAACTCCATCGCCTGGCAAAAACTCTTGCTTAGTGATTCCAATACCGATTGTTGTCAAGTCATAGTCTACTCTTTTACGAATATCAGAGTAATGATTTTCTTCTAGTAAGGTGTTAATTGCTTGCTCTTCAGCAATTTCAATAGCTGGCTTGTAGTTTAATTGCATATACAATGCAAGCTCGTCATCGTCGTT